CTATTGCAACTACATCTGGTTCAGCTGTTTGTTCTATAACAAAAACTTCTCATGGTTTAAGTTCTGGTGATATTGTATTATTAGATAATGTAACTTTACCGGGAGGCACAGGTTATGTTGATTCAGATTTTGAAGATAAATTATTTCAAGTAACAAGTATTACAAGTTCAAGTGTATTTACAATTACACAAAGTTCTAATGCTACAGCAACGGTTGCAACGGGAGGTAGTCTAGAAGTTAAACCTTATGAGACAGTTGGACCTGCAGAACAATCTTATGGTTATGGTTGGGGTATTGACACCTGGGGCAGTGGTAATTGGGGAGAAGCCGCTTCTGCATCTGACGTGAGTCTGGAACCAGGCCTCTGGAGTTTAAGTAACTTTGGTCAAGTATTAGTTGCAACAATTGCAAATGGAAAAACTTTTACATGGAATGCGGGGGACGCTTCAAGATTAACAACAAGAGCATCAACAACTACATCAGGGTTCGAGACAACAAATAACCCAACAGCAACTAGAGTATCTTTAGTATCACCTACAACACGTCACCTAATTCATTTAGGAACTGAGACAACGATTGGAAATACAGCAACTCAAGATGATATGTTTATAAGATTTTCTGATCAAGAAGATATAAATGATTACACACCAACTGCAATTAACTCAGCTGGTTCACAAAGATTACAGGATGGTACAAAAATTATAGGTTCACTAAAAGCAAAAGAAGCAATTCTTGTTTGGACAGATAATGCATTGTACACAATGAAATTTATTGGAGCACCTTTTACATTTGGATTTGAGCAAGTTGGTACTAACTGTGGATTGATAGGTAAAAATGCAGCTGTTGAAATTGATGGTGTTGCGTTTTGGATGTCTAATAATGGTTTCTTTATGTTTGATGGTACAGTTAAATCTTTACCTTGTTCTGTTGAAGATTATGTTTATGATCAAGCAGATACTACAAAAGGTCAACAAATTTATGCTGGATTAAATAATCAATTTACAGAAGTAACTTGGTATTATCCCTCAACTAGTTCTGATTATAATGATCAATATGTAGTATTAAACTATGGAGAAAAAGTAGAAGGTGGTGTTTGGTATATAGGAACAGAATCTAGAACATCTTGGATTGATGCTAGTGTATATCCTAAACCTTCAGCTACTAAATTTAATGACTCAGCTACCGGTACTTTCCCAGTTATTATTGGTGAAGACGGTTTAGGTCAAACTACTTTATTTGAACATGAGGTAGGAACTGATCAAGTAAATCCTGATGGTAGTACTACAACGGTTACTTCGTTTGTAAAATCATATGATTTTGATATACAAAGCCAAGGCACATCAGGTGATGTATTTTTAGCTATGAGAAGATTTATACCTGACTTTAAAGACTTACAAGGTAATGCAAAAGTAACTTTAGCAGTTAAACGTTATCCTCAACAATCAGATACAACTACTTCTTTGAGTCCCTTTACAATCAACGCAAATACTGATAAAAAGGATACAAGAGCCAGAGGCCGGTTTGTTAATATCAAGATAGAAAATACTGATGTTAGTGAGTCTTGGCGCTTTGGTACATTACGAATAGATATACAACCAGACGGACGTAGATAATGGCAACTTTATTTGATTTAGCACAACAATATTTAAACAGAGCTTTACCTGAAACTTTTAGGTATGATAGAACTAATCAACCTGCAATTCCAACCCCGGTTTCAACACCTGTAGTACCAGAACCTAAAAAACTATTACCTGTACAAAGTGGTAGTGATAACTTTAGTGTTTACAATCCTGATCCTAATAGAACAAGAACACCAGATCGATATAGTCCATATAATTACAGACAAGCTGCTGAAAGAAATTTAATTGGAGACTTTTATTCTTCAGGGACCGAAGCACAAAAACTAATGGATAGTTATCCAGACTATTATACAGGTCCACAATTAACAGGTATACCTGGTGCAATAGCAGCTTATGCAAAAGCTAGTCCAATAATGCAATTAGCAGGTAAAGGTTTAGATGCTTTAGGTAACATGCTTCCTGTAAATCAAAGAGCTATTTTAGAAAATGAAGCATTAGGTGCTGGAATTAGATTAGATGATATTGGAAGAGTTGTATCAGATGGTGGCAATATAAACACAGCTCAAAATATTATGGCTGGATATAATTTAGCTAAAATAACTCCAGAAACAATTCAAAAAAGAAGAGATGTAATTAATGAAAACATGAAAGATCCAAAACAGAAAAAAGCAAAACTAGATGCACTCGATGAATTTGAAGAAAAAATGTTTGGTGAAACTGGTATAAAAACTAAAGCGGATATTGTTTTTGAAGACAAAATGATTACAAAAGATCCTTCATTAAAAGGACCTGGTTATTTAGAAGATGCATTTGATTTTACAACGGATACTCCATCAGTTATAACAGATAATACTATATCAAGTGATACTATTGTTGGAGGAACAGATTTAAATGATTATGATGGAATTAATTCTTTAGATAAAATAGTAACTGATATTAATAAACCAGGAGGTTTTTCAATTGCACCTAAAACAATAACATCAGGTAGTGTATTAGCAGATAAAAATATAAATAGAATTAACGATTACATAGATATAGGTGGAGGTCGTGATAGAAACGATGGACCAAGTACAACACCTGATTATAGTAATGTAACAACCGCAAAAGGCCCTCCAAGTCAAATTTCTAAACCTTCATCTGGAACAGGTAGTGGTGGTTTAGGTGATTATCAAATACAACCTTCTAAACCTACAAAATCTTTAAAAACAACTAAACCTGGAACAGGTGGTGGAGCTGATAGTGGCGGCGGTGGCGGCGGTGGCGGCGGTGGCAAGATCGTTTGTACTATGATGAATGAAACATATGGCTTTGGATCTTTTAGAAATAAAATTTGGTTAAAACATTCAAAAGGTTTAGCACCTGAATATCAAAAAGGTTATCACAAATTATTCTTACCATTAGTTAAAATTGCTAAAACAAATAAAGTAGTTAGAAAAATATTAGAACACATTGCAGTTCATAGAACTATAGACATACGTCAGGAATCAAGAGGCAAGGTACATTTGCTAGGTAGAATGTATAGAAAAATACTAGAACCGCTTTGTTATTTTGTAGGAAAACATGGCTAAAATAGTAATAAGAATACCTGAACCAAAAGAACAGTACGATGTTTCTAACCAGAAACAAATTAATAGAGCTATTGCTTTAATAACAGAACAATTGAATTCAACATTCTTAGATGAACTCAAACAAGAGACTGAAAGGTTTACTTGGTTTAAATCTTCGGGGAGTAGTGGTTAATGGCTAACATATATAAAAATGCACAGTTTGATTTAACAACTACTGCTGCTACCGATATTTATACGGTACCATCTAACTCAAGAGCCATTGTTCAAAATATACATATGGCAAATATAGGAGCGGGAAACGTAGTTGTTCATGCACATATTTATGATAATTCAGCAACCACACAATATACGTTTGCAAAACATACAATCGCAGCAAGTAATTCACAATCAGTATCTGATGGATCAGTTGTTTTAGAGGAAAATGATATATTGCGAGTTCAAGCAGATAGTGCTAATGATATAGAAGGAACTTGTGCTATACTAGAAATTAACAGGGATTAGGAGATAATATGGCGTTTAAAGAAGAAGGCGAAGTAAACTACACAATAATAAATGGTAAGAAAGTACCAGTTGTTAAATGTGAAACTGAAGTAGTATTGAGAAATACACAAACTAATTACGAGTACAATTCAGATAAAGAAGCAGAAGATGATATTGCCAATCCAGCAACCGCTACTCAAAAAGAACATGTAACAAGATCATTAAAAATTAAAGTAGCAGCAATGCCACCATTAGGAGCAGCGTCAGAGTAATGCCAATTTCAAGAGGACAAATGCCGAGACAAATGTATGGACTAGGAAGTCTAGTAAAGTCTATTGGTAAGACTGTCAAAAAAATAGTTAAATCACCTATTGGTAAAGCAGCTATATTAGGTTTTGGTGCTAATGCATTGATGCCTGGAGGACTAAGTTCTTTATTTGGTAGTGGTGGTGGACTAACAGGTATTTTAAGTAAGGGTAAAGAGCTTATAGGTGGATTGACTGGTGCACAAAAAATAACAGGAGCTTTAGCTTTAGGTGGTGCATTTGCAGGTATGGAAGATCAACAAGTAGAAGAGTTAAAAAGAAACCCTGAAGCTTTAAGAAGTTATCTTGCACAATATTATAGAAACTTAAATCAAGGTGCTAGTGATCAAGAAGTAAATAGATTTGTAGAAGCTAACATGACTGAGTATAAAGCTGATGGTGGTAGAATAGGATACAATGAAGGAACAGGTGATCCTACATACACAGGTAATAACATGGAAGATCTTCCAAGAGGATTACAAATGGACACAACTACTTCTAATCCAATGCCTGCAGAAAAATCATTAAAAGAAAATTTAGAGTTTGTAAAAGAAACTAAAGGTGGTGTTTCTCCTTCAACTACAATGTATATGTTTAAAATGTATTTAGATGAAGCTTTAGAAAAAGGACAAATTACAAAAGAAAAATATAACAAAATGTTAATGCCATTCTTTGGTGAAGCTAGTGAAGGTGTTACTAGAGACTTTGAAAGATATGAAGAAAAGATGGCCAATGGTGGCCGTATGGGCTATGCAGAAGGAAATCCAGATCAAAAACAAATGACCATGGTAGAAGACATGTTAAAAAGAGGTATGGACATGGATACTATAAAAACATTAACTGGTGCATCTGATGAAGTAATTCAAGATCGTATTAACTTTATTAAATATGGTGGAGCAAAAGTGCCTATAGAAAAAGCAGAAGGTGGTAGAATGGGTTTTGCAATGGGTATGGATAGTCCAGAAGAAAACGCGGTTCAGGCCTCAGGCATCATGAACCTACCTTTAAACCAAAATCCTGCTGGAATTACTGAGTTAGATTTACGAGAAACAGGTGGATTTATTCCTCCAGTTGGTGTAAAAGAAAAGGCAGATGACATTCCTGCAATGTTATCAAACAACGAATTTGTATTTACAGCTGATGCTGTGAGAGGAATGGGTGACGGTAATGTCAACAAAGGTGCACAACGTATGTACGACATGATGAAAAAATTAGAAAAAGGCGGGAGAGTATAATGGCAGTTTCAGAAACAAGAGTATTACCACCGGAGTTTATAGAAGCAGCGGGTAAAACTTATTTAGGTGATTTATCAACAGCAGTAGGTGATTATAAAGCCGCTGATCTTTCAAAAGTATATGGTCCACAATTTGTAGCTGGACAAGATCCGTTACAACAAGAAGCAGTAAAAAAATTACAGGCAGGTATTGGTTCTTATCAACCTTATATTCAAGCAGCAGAAGCAGCGACAGGACCACAAGCTTATCAAGCTTACATGTCTCCTTATCAACAAGATGTTATTGATGCAACTCTACAAGAGTTTGATATTCAAGCACAAAAAGGAATACCGGGAATAGCTCAAAGCGCAATTCAAGCAGGAGCTTTTGGTGGTGCAAGACAAGGTGTAGCTGAAGCAGAATATGGAGCAGCATCAAATAGAAACAGAGCTGCACTACAAGCACAATTATTATCACAAGGTTTTGGACAAGCTAATCAATTAGCCGCACAACAATTTGGTCAACAAATGAATTTAGCCGGACAAGTTCCTGCTTTACAAGGAGCAGACATTGGCGCACTAAGTACAATGGGTGGTGCATTACAACAGCAAAGACAAGCTGAACTAGCTGCTCAACAACAATTAAATATACAAAATTTAAATCAACCATTAACAGCTGCACAACAATACGGTTCAGGAGTTACAAGTTTAATAGCTGGTTACCCTGGTAAATCTGTTCAAGAGATAACTCCTAATCCAAGTGGATTATCATCTTTATTAGGAGCAGGTTCTACATTAGCAGGTATCTACGGAGCATTAAAATAATGAGTAGAGTATTTAGAAGACCAATGTTTAGAGGTGGTTCTACTAACATGAATGGTATTATGTCTAATATTGAAGACAGAGAAAATTTTCAAGATGGAACTACTGCAGAAAGACTTCAAAGAATTGCAGAGCAATATCCTGATCAAGGTATTAGTCCACTAAATCAATTTTTAATTCAAGGCGGATTAAATTTAATGTCTCAACCATCTACAGGTAGTACACTAGGTGATATAGCTACAGCTGCAAAAGCACCCACAGCTCAATTATTAAAAGACTTATCTGCTAGAGGACAACTAAGAAAAAAATTAGCGTTAGAAGGTGAAGTAATGGATATTGAATCTGAGCAAGCTGAAAGACTAGCTAGAATAAAAAATCAAAACAAAGATTTCTTTGCAGCACAAACAGATGAAGCACAATTTGAAGTATTAACAGATTTATATTCTACTTCAAATATTCCGCAAATTAAACAAGGTGCAGCTAATTTAGCTGACTTCAGATTAAAACATAAGAATCAACCTTACTACGAATTAGGTTATGAATATAGTAAAAAAAGTAAAAAGTATGAACCTGATTTTGGAGCAGTTCCAATAGGAGGTTTGACATATGATCCTGGTGAAGGAAAAGCTTATAGAAGAAACTCAGACGGTAGTTTTACAGAATTAAATCCAATAACTTTAGAACCATTAGACGTTGATGGTACGGAGTAAACATGGCTACTCTAGTCATAGATCCAATTACAGGGAAACTGGTCTTAGAGAAATCTATACCCGGTAAAGAAAAACAAAAACAATCACAAGAACAAAACAAACAAGACTTAGTTAAAGCAGGTATTGATGAAACTGATATTGAATTACCTGAAGCTGAAGACAATAACGAAGTAAGTGGCGCTACTGCATTTGCAGCCGGTTTAGCATCTGGAGCAATTAAAGTTGGTGAAGGTGTTGTATCACTAGGTGCAGAGTTAATTGACCTAGGTGGAGATACAAATACAGCAGCAGCAGTTGAACAATTTTTTGATGACTTAAATCCTTTTGAAGAAATTGCAGAACAGAGAGCGGTTGGAAGATTAACTGAAGCATTAATTCAAATAGGTATACCTGGTGGTGCTGGTGCAAAAGCAGCAACCATGGCAGCTAGAGCTTTGAAAGCAAAAAGAGCTGGTAAGTATGTAAACTTTAAAGGTAAAAATCTTAAAAAAGGTACAGCTAAAGTAAAACAATTAAATGATTTATCTGGTAAACAAAGATTTGCAGCTATAGTTGCAGGTGGTGCAGCAGGAGAAACGTTAGTAGCTGATGTAGAAAAAATAGGAACGTTTGGAGATTTATTTGAAGGAGGTCCTACAGAACTAGATAGAGATATTTCAGAAGATCCAGCAGAAGATGCAACAAGAAAATTAGCAAACAGATTAAAATTTGGTTCTGAATCAATATTACTTACACCATTTGTTTATGGTGTAGGAGCAGGTGCTAAAACATTAGCTAAAAGAGGAAAAGAACTAGCTTATAGTAGTTCCAAAATAGAAAGAGGATTAGATAAATTAGCAAGTGTATTTAGATTTAGAGGAACTAAACCTGGAGAAATCGCTGCATCTAAACAAACTCAAAAAGCAAGACAAATGAGAGATACAAACTTTTCTGAAGAAATGGTAGCTCGTATAGACACTGAAGTTGATAAAGTTTTTCCAGAGTTTAGAAAGTTTTTTAATGCATCTAGTGTTGCAGAAAGAAAAGAATTTTTAAAAGTATTAGATAATACTTTATTTGAAGGAGATCTAACTGCTCCTATAGACTCTAATTTAAAAAATCAACTTAGAAAAATAGTTACTAAAAGAATGGGTGCACAAAAAGGAAACCCAGTAGCTGATAATATTGTAGAAGTATTAACTAAAACTAGAAAAGAATTTAATGATTTATTAGAAATAACTGCAGCTGGTCCAGGTGCTAAGGTAGATTTACCTACCGGTGTCACTAGAGATTTAAGACAGATAATGGGTAATAGAGTTAAAAACTATATTGGTAATACATTTGAAATATTTGAAGATGCAGAAGCAGGTTTCTTTTCTAAATATAAACCAACTCAAGATTCTATAGATAATGCTAAAGCTTTATTTATGAGATATGCAGCTAAAAATAAAAACCCTATTACTGAATTAGAAGCAGAAGGTATGGTTAATGATATTATAAAACAAGTTAGGAAGATGGACCCTAGAAAAGATACATTACCTACTTTTGCATATCAAAATTTATCTAAAGCTGCGGATGATGCAACTGGTTTAAAAACATTTGCACAAACTTTAACAAAAGATTTACCTGGTGGTAAAAAAGAAATACAAGTTATAGGTAAAGGATCAAAAGTATTCAGAGAATTGTTTGGTGAAATTGAAGATGCAAGACACTCTATCTTTGAAGGTATGAATAGATTGTCTACTATTGCTAGAAAAAATCAATTGTTTGATGAAATATTAGATACTGATGATGCGATGAAAGCAGCAGCTAAGTCAGATACACCATTAGGACAAAGAGGATTTTTTCATGGTAGTCCATTAATTGCAAAAAGAGCTTTTGGACCTGAAGCAGATATTGTGCCGATGGATGATTATGTAAAAGAATATTTTAAAGATGGTGTACTAATTAATAGATTAGCTAACACATGGACAACAAGAGAGATAGCTGAAGGTTTTACTAACGTAAGTAATATTCAAAACTGGATGAGAGGTGAAGCTGAAGGTCAAGGTGCTTTAGGTAAAACTTTTTCTTGGGCTTGG